TCTTTTGTTAAGTTTGATACGGAATGTAGTACCATCAACACCTTTAAAGTCATTGTCTGGTTCAACATCTTCAATAATGTAAGGAAGGTCAATAGAAACCGGAGTTTGCCATTTGTATTCCCCACGTGCGTTATCAACCATGATAACATTTTTTCCACCAAATGATGACATTTGATAAAGAGGCATTTCAACTTTTTGAGCCATAGCCCATAGATCCACTGGACCTAAGTCCATTGGCTCTGCATCTTTCAGCATGTTCACCAAGTGGTATGAATCCACATGGGAACTTGCGTTGTAAGCGGTATCCCTAAGGAATATACCATTGTTCATTACTGGAGTTGCCATTGTATATATTAATTTAAATTGTTACTAATTAAAATCTCTTAAACAGATTGTTTGCATTCTGTCTAGGGAGTGTTCTTTGTGGTTTGGGTTTTGAAGTGTAATCATCATCATTATTAACTGAAGAAGTAATTTTTCTTGCCTCTTCTGTTTTTAATTGTCTTACAGTTTTTTCAGTAGCTAGTTTACCGCCTTGTTCTTTAATCTTACCTTTATATCCTTCTGGATCTGCAAGTAACCAAAGAGCTTCAGCAATCAAATCATGTCTTGGTTCTACAAACTGATACTTCTCTAATAAGTGTCCTAACATGTTTGTAGGTTTACCAGAAATGGAAGGATAGTTTGGTTGTACTAATCCAGAAAATAATAATCCTTGAACTTTCTTATCTAACTTAACTCCTCCTAATTCTCCTGAAGCTAATGTGTTGTAAACATTCTCTTGATAAGCTTTAGCTTGGTTTTGTTGCATTTCTCTTTTCTGTTCTTGCTCTGCTAGTTTTCTTGCAACCATTTCTTCTTGCATTCTATCTAACTTTGGTTTAAACTGGTTAGCTTTTGCTTCTAATCTACCAAGTTCATTCCAATCTTGAATTTCTGCTTCAATCTCTTCTGGAGTACCAAATCTTGTAGCGTATAAATATTGTCTTGCAATTTCTGCTTGATCATATTCATTTGCAACATCTAAGTCATAAACTTCTTCTACTTGAGCAAGTGTTCTGAATAGACCTTTAAGATCTTGTCCACCATCTGCTACATACTTAGCAGCAATTTGAAGTTCTTCTGGTAGCGCTTTAAAGAATTCTTTTGGAGTATTAGCCTTTATCTTAGCTTCTCTTTCTTGAAAGTTGGCTTCAAATAACTCTCTAAAATCTTTAGTAGTATACTCTTCTAATGGTTTCTCATCATCAAAACCAATTAGTGTACCTTCTTCAATCATTTTAGAAGCTAATTCAGCAAGACCAGACTTATCTGTCTTTGGTCTTCCTTTAGTAGTTTGCTCTTCTTGTTCAGAAATAAGATTGTCTAATTGAGCAATTGCTTCTTCAACTTCTTCTTTAATCTGAACTGATGCAGCTTCTTCACCCGGTTTGTCAATGAACGCAAAATCTGTTTCTTTTGGAGTTGTAAATACAGACTTATTCTTTTCTGGTTCCTCATCATTTGGCAGCATTACACTTTCTGCTCCAGGCATTCCAAAAATTTCATCAATATTTACTTCTACCTGACCTACCGCTGTAGTGTCTTGTACCTGATTCTCATCAGGATTTTTGTTGGTTTCTTCCATCTGTGTTGGTTTTGTTTATACTTTAATATACTAAATAAACTTCAAATATTTAAAATCTAGAATATAATTTTTTGACTATATAGCTAAGCACTATTTCTGTCTATTAGATTTTGCATCATATTTGTTTTTATTTTCTTGTGCAATTTGAAATTGTGTATTAGCAATATCTCTTTGAGCTTGGATTCTTTCTCTTTCAATCTGAGCTTTTTGTGTTTCAATAGACATTCTATTTGTTTCCTTATCTCTTTGCAAACTTGTTTGTTCTTGATATTGCTCTGTCTCCTGAATATCTTTCATTGAATCTCTATAGTCAGACATCATATTTTGATCAAGATCCACCATAGCTCCCATACCAGCAGCTCTAATTTCTGCAACAAGAATATCACGTTGTCTATTTTTCTCAGCTTCTTGCATTTCATAATCTCTCTTAAGCTGTTCTTCTTGAGCTTTAGCTTGAAGTTGTTGTTCTTGCATTTGTTGAGCAGACTGTTGTTCTTGTTGTTTCATTTGCTGTTGTTTTTGCTCAGAATCTTTAAGAGCATTATTTAATTCAGCAATTGAATCTGATTGTACAACTTTACCAAGATCATAGATAGAAGCACCAGTTGTATTATTTTGAAGAGCCATTTGTTTTAATTGCTCTAGAATAGCTCTATGATTAGCTGTAGTACTTGTATAGATATTAAGATCTCTTAATAAAAGATCTGTACCATTTATTTCAAAGTTTACTTTTTCATCTAAACTAGTAATATAAGTTAATCTAGCAGATGGTTTAGTTGAGTTGTAATACTGTGCTAAGTCTGTACGCATTTGGTGTACTCTAGGCATTAGATAATCACAGTGTTGGATAAAGAATACCTCTGTCTGTGCGTAAGATGCTGCAACAGCTTGTTCTACTCCGGTAGCAGTTTGTTGTGATAACTGTTGTCCCATTCTTTGTGGGTTAACACCAATCACTTCATATGCTTGTTGTTTAAAATAGTTTCCAAGTTGAATTCTTGACATCAATCTATTTGTCTGTTCAAGATCAAGTTTTTGGAAGTGTTGGAAGTTTAATGCATTTTCTGTGTTTGTAATTGATGTATCCAACGGAAGAATTTGGAAGTTCTTCATTGCAACATATGCTTTTGCATAATTACCTTTACCCCAGTCTTCTCCAAGTGAATGCTTAGGTAATGTATTCTGATCAAGCATAATAACTGTACCTAACTCATCTACTAAGATGTCTGCAATCTGATTGTTTATAATGTTGTATCCAATCTGATATGGTTTCATTAAATCAATAAGAGCAGTAGATTTAGTATTTCTATCTGAGAATACAGAACCTTCTACTGGAAGTTTACAACCATATAAACTAGAATCACCTTTAAATTGGAATTTAAGTGGTCCAATTTTATTTTTTTGAATACCAATATATATTGGACTAAACCCTCCAGGATTATTCATACCCCAGAATGATGGAAGGTTAGGTCCAATTTTAACTCCTCCCCATACTTCATTAAGCCATATCCAATCTATGTGTTCTCCAAACAATAAAGTATCTTTAGTTTTATTCTTAAAGAGTCTATTATCATAAATTGGTTTATCTGTAATCTTATAGTCTTCAGTAACTATTTCATTAAGAACTTCACCAGATTCTGTTATCTTAGTTAAATGCCCAACTTTACGTTGTGACTTCCAATAACAGTTAGTTACTCTTAATAAAAAGGCTTGACCTTGATCATAGTAATCTTCTCCTTGTGAAAGAATTTGATTAATAATATCACCTCCATCAGTAACTGAACCTGCTACAGCAGAAGTATATTGTCTGTACGCAAGTGATGGCATGTTAGTATTCCATTCATGAGACTTAGTAGCATCATAGAATGAACCATCATTTTGCAATCCATTTATTGTATAACCTGCAGATCTAATTGGATAAATTGCTTCAAGTGCTGCAAGTTGTTCTTCTGTCATGATATAACCATACTTATCAATAACATCTGCAGGTGTAAGCATATCAATTTTACCTACCCAGTTACCTTGAGAAATATATCTAATATCTGGAGATTTGTGATAGAATGTAACTACAGGATTCCATAGTTCTACTTCATAGTCATCTTCCATCATATGGAAATGCCAGAATTCTCTATCTGTAATGAGCATGTCACGGAAAGCTCTCTCCTCTAACTCATCCATTCTAAATCTCTCAACATCTACTTTATGTTGATGGGTAGCCCATTGCTCCATCATTGAACGGTAATCTTTTTTAAAGAAACCTTCAATTTCAGGAAGAGATTTTAATTGATCAGGACTAAGTTGTTGTTGTGCTTCTTCAGAAGCTGGATCTAATCCTTGTTCAATTAATGCTGCTGATATTTTTACTTGAGCTTGAGATAAAAGAGTTTCTTCAACCATCTTTCTTTTCTGCTCCATCATTTCATTGTATGATGTCTCATCAACAGCTTTATATGTAAGTTTTGTAGTTCTCTTTGCAAACTCAGCTACTAGAACATTAATAACATTTGGAATAATAGGATAGAACTTTAACTCTAATGCAGATGCTTCATCTCTTGTTAGGAGTTCAACTATATCTTTGTATTCATTATTTTCTTCTACAATATAATCTGTTCTATCAATAATACCTTTGGCTAACTTGTAGTTCTTCATTAGTCTACGGGCATTTCTACGGATTTGTTTTAATCCTTGCCACTCTAACCAATCTAGATTCCAGGCTGCCCATTCTTCATCTTTATCTTTTTTAGGTATAAACTGAAGTGGCTGGGTAACACTACCCATCCTGTTTTGTTCTACTTTAGCTCCCTTTTTTAACTGGAGGGCATTAAATACCTGCATATCTTTTATTTAAAATTTTTAAATGGAGATCTTACTGTAGTCTGTCCATTAAATGTAGCCCCTTTACCAATATGCCTAAACGGACTACTATTTAATTTAAACAAATTATTTGACTTTTGCAAGTTTTTAGAAGCATCATCCATGATAACTCTTTTAGAATAACCCCTGTTAGCTTGCTGTATTCTCATGAATGCAACTAAGGCTGCAAATGAAACAAGTCTATCCACGTTGACACCATCTGCATATTCTTGCATTTCTTTAAGAAGCATTGGATCTGGGATACGTTCTATTCCATATTTTGTACGTACAACTGTACCATCTGTTTTAGTTTCTACATCAAGTTCTTCTTTACAATACTCAATTGTATAACTTAATAGGTGCGCTTTAAATAATGTACCAGTGTTTTTCCAACCATACTCCTGGAAAACGTTAGCATTTGCACCTAGATCTTTTAGGAACATAATCTGACTCTTAGGTACAAGATATCTTTGTTTCTTTCTAGATATCATATACTGGATAAATAGAGAGATGTTATTCTCAATTACTGTCCAAGCATTATACCATTCTATAATTAATTCTAGTCTCTGATGAGTTTTATTAATATCATCAAATCTACCACACCATGCTGCTACAATCTTATCTGGTTCTATGTATGTTTCTGTTTCTCCTAAAGTTACTTTAGTAACTTCTACAGGAGCTTTCATAACATAAATAGAACAGAGTGATTCTGATGTTGTTGTTTTACCCTCTGACACGGGGTCAATAGATGCATAGTACTGTCCAAATGTAGGATCTTTAATAGGTCTTTCCCATACCACAAGTGTTCCAGTTTTATCCTCTAATTTTTTAGATACTGGAAACTCCATTATTGGTAACTTATCTGTTGACTTTACAGCTACCTTTCCATTCTCATCTGTAAAAATATCTAAGAATTCATACCCATATTCTTTCTCTTCAATTCTTCTTTGCTGTGCAGCAACTAAATGTGTAGGAAATAAAGATACTTTTCTATGTGCAAAAGCTTCTCTAATGTTTCTAGGATGCTGAGAAATACGGAGTTGATAATCTTCAGGTGATAGTTCTTTTTTCCATTTAGCAAATTGTTCATCTAATGCCTTCAATGCTTCTTCTACAAGTGAATTACCAAATTCATCAATATAAGGAGGCATTGACCATTGCTCAGGAATAAACAATCCTGACATACCAGGAGTACCTTTCTCATCAATAAGATCAGTTTCAACTGCATAAATATCTTTTGAAAGTGGATTCAAGATCATATCTCTCAATGGTTCACATTGAGACAAGTCACCCACAGATCCTGCTGCAATAAACATACCTGTAGTAACCATACCTGATCTCATGGCTGGGCGCATATACTCATATGTCTGATCCATCTTTGGTGCAATACCTGCTTCTTCATGGAAGAAGTATTTTACCGGTCCACCTACACCATTTGTTGGATCTTTCTCAAATGACATACCTTGTATGGTACCTTTGAGACCAACTTCTGTTTTTCTATCTCCTTTTCTTACTTCAATCTTCTGTTGCCACATCATAACCTTGTCTGGAGACATAGGTCTATACCATGCTGTATGCTCATTTAAGAATGCTGAATATTCCTGTAAGAATTTCCAGGAACCTTTCTCATTAATGTAATCTTTGAGTGATGCACCAATTTTAAGAGTAACACCTGATTCAAACCATTGTTGATTTATAAGTTTACCCATATGGTAATAAGAAGATGCAATCTGACGTTTCTTTAAGATAGCAACATGTTTGTAGTTAAGCTCTGCTAATAACTCATATAGAGCCATATGATACTGTGCATCCCGTATCTTAGCAAATCCAAACTTTTGTAGTTCTTTATCAAAGATTGGTAAGAAGTTTAACCACATATAGTATTCTCTTGCAAGAAACCATGTGTTACCAGAATCTTTAACTATTATGCCTTTTCTGCATTTTGCTTTTTGATCATCCCAGTAATTTATAAAGTCTTTAGATTTGAAGGGGGCTGTGCAATATACTCCATCACTTCTAAACTTGTTTGACTCTGATATAAATATCTGATTAGTAGTGTCATTGAAGCCGTACTTACCAGGTTCTTTGAAAACCCCAAATATGAAGTTACTGAAGTCTTCTCTGGAATCAAAGCTTGTTGTTGTCCATTGTCCGTTGTCATAGGTTGGTATGTCTTGATAAATTTCACTCATAGTTATTGGTCATATGCCATTCCAATTCCACCTCTTACTTTACTAGATTGTTCATCTTGGAGATCTTTATATACTCCTTTAAATGATGCTCTAATCTGATCAAAGTTTTTAGCTGCAGCTACAAGAGAGTTAATATTACCATCTCTACCTGCAGTAATAGGTGTTGTCTCCATATATCTAGCTAATCTATCTAACATAGATGCCATACCTTGATATGCTCTAGATGTAGGAGTCTCATACATTCTTTGGCAGAATAAGAGAGCAGTATGTATATCATCATCCTCTGTAGAGAATTCAGCTTCTATTTCTTTTAATATAATATATTCTTTATCAATCTCTGGAGTATGAAAGAAAGGATTCATATCTGGATTGGGGCAAGTCATATAGAAAAGGTACATGTATATTTTAAGATAGTCATCAGGATAATTATCCATGACATCTTTAAGTGCCTTAAGTGTATAACAATGTTCCGTAGGAATTACTTTACCATTCTGAACATCAAACAGTCTTATAATCATTTCTTTTTAATTAAGTGTGGATGATCTTTCATAAAGTTAATTACGGCAATAACCTCATCATATAAATAAGGCATAGGCATTGGAATAACTTCCTTTACAATAGGTTCACCATTAACATCTAACTTAGCAATAGGATAACCATATTGATCTTCTCCATCTGTTTCAAAAGTAATATGATGAATAAATATCTTACCCGGTTGTAACTTAGGGTTATGCTTTAATATAATATACATATAAACACTGAGTTGTAAAGCATAGTGATTAAAGTTGCAGTCATCTAAATGTTGTACTGGATCAAGTAGTTTTTCTGACATACCTTCCCAATTCTTAAAGGATTCTGTCTTAATCTCTTTATTAGTTTTGTAGTCAATGATATTAACTCTACCATTGACCACTTCAACTAAATCTGATTGGCCACACAAGCCTGCTGACTTGAGATAGACCATATGTTCAGGATACACGCCTGGATCTAATTTTTGTGAAGGAGCAATCTTTAAACCATTAGGTTCTTCAAATGGTTTAAATATAGGAACAGTAACACCTTCTCTTTCAATAGATGCTAATGAGCATAAGTCAGTTTCTCTTTGGTTATGATAGAATGTACCAAGTGTAGTAGCTCTGTTAGCTTCATTATCCCATATCTGAATAATAGTTTTAGGATCAATACCATACCATTTTGATCTCTTGCTCTTAGTTACTCTCTCTGCTACTTTCTTTGCATCAAAAGGTTTCTTCAAACTAGATATCAATGTTGTTACACTAGTCCATTTGATCTGATCATTTGGATCTACACTAACATAACTGTGATCATCTGCGTTAAATACTATGCTCATAATTGTTCTAATTTATCCTCTTCTTCTTCTGTAGCAATTGCTTGCCATTTACCAAGAGGACATTCTGAAGAAAGAGATCTTGTCTTAAAAGTTAATGAGCAACCACATTCATTACAACATGGTGCTGTTCCCTTTACTGCACATTTCTTTCCTTTACTGGGGCATTCATCACAGACATCAAATCTCATGCGGGCAACATCTTCTACAAACTCATCTCTAATAACTGAGTTCTTAATACCTTCAATGATCTTAGTCTTGTTCTCCCAAATTGCTCTGAGTGCTGCTTTCATTCTTTTTGGTTTTAAAAATTTGTTTTCTATTTTTTTCACTTTCAATTATTTCTTGTAAACTTACTAGTTTATCAAGTTTAATTTCCATAGATTTTTTATTATGATAAGCATTGAATGTAGAAGTATCATGGTTATTTAACACCTTTTTAATTTTATCAATGCCTTTAGAAACAACAGTTGTTTTTGCTATTATATGTCCTAAACCTTCAACATTAATTCTAGGATGAACTAAATTAGTTAAACAAAATCTAACTTCTTTATAATAACATTCTAAAAGAGACTCAACTAAATTTTCTTCAGTTCCTATCTCTTCAGAAAAACTCTTATATAGTTTAGTTGATTTCTTTGGATTCATTCCCTAAAATTTTATAATCAAGTAGAATAGTACCTTCTGTCTGAATTTTTAAATTAGGATTTAACATGATAACTTTTTTATTATCAGCATCTTTAACTACTAAATTATTTTTTTCAGCTTTATTAATACAGTTTCTTACTGTCTGTGGAGATTTAAATATCCACTCTTCATCTGAAGAAGCATCATAACAAAAATGGGTGAGTTCAATTGGCTGATTAAAACTAAGTAGTGTTAAACAGTTTAAATCAGCATCACTCATTGCTATACGGTTGATATAGCAATGAGTTAATATCTGAAATTTAACAACCTCCCACTTCGGCATTTTAACACGCTTCTGTACTTGGTTAACAATTGCCATTTTATTCTCTTTTTAATTTTCTCCTTTTTGGAGCTTCTGGTTCATTTGAAGATGGTGATTCTTCAGGATCAGTTTCTTCTTCAGGTCCTTGCATCATCATTGCATATTGCATTTGAATGTTTGCTCTTTTAAATCTAATCTCGTCTAGTTTTAAAAGTGCCTCTTCATAATTTGCCTGAGCTTGAATATACGGTAATGATTCAGTATAGAATTGAAGCATTTGTTCTTTTTGAAGAGCTAATTCTTCAGCTGTTGGCTCTCTTTCTTGTTGGTTTTCCATGATAATTAATTTATTGGTTTACAACAAATATACAAAATAAGTTTAAATATATATTGTTTAAATAAAAAATCCAGGCACAGAAAGTACCTGGATCATAGTAGTTTAAGTAATATTACTTTTTCTTAGCAGTTCTTTTTATAGTACCACCTTTTTTCATTCCGAGTGCTTGTTTAGCTTTGTCTACTAGACCGTACTTTTTATTAGCAGCTAAACCACCTATTACAGCGGCTGTTCCAGCTGCTACTTTAGCAACACCCTTTCCAATTTCTCCAGCTGAAAAAACTCTCTTTGTTTTACCCGCATTGCAATTCTTTCTTCTTCTTTTT